TGTTCATCAATATTTATTGGTTCTGATTCTTTTTTTAGTTTTGCATATCCTTTTTGATTTTCAGCAATTAAGTAATTAAATGATGTCCGGGTATAATATGAATATGCTCTTCCTGCATCTGGATTAAACTTATCTAATCTAATAGTTAAATATGTAACTAAATCAGTTTGTAAGTCTTTGAAAGATGAATCAATATATTCACACTTCATCTTATTAATAAGATTTTCTGATAATTTCATAAAAGCAGGAAATATAAATCTTCTATATATTTTTTCTTTTAATACCCGATGTTCAGCTGATCTATTATATGCTGATATAGATCCTTCTGTAATTTTAGTCCAATATCTATTTGACTTTTTCTTTTTTCTTCCCATTAAATTCTTCTTCTAAATTATCAATAACGTCTTTTAACATTGCAAACGTTGTACCAGCTTCATCGTCTTTTTCAAAAGCTCCTAATCGATCTATTTCTTTCATTGACTTAAATGATTCATTTATTTGTGTATACATATATTGAGTCATATCTTCTAATTCTTTTGTATACTCTTCTAAATCAGAAAATACACCAGCTAAAACATATGCTCTATATATAAAATATGCTACAGTACCTGACAATAATACAATACACAATATTAACAATGAATTCATAATTAATTTTTATCTTCTTTAAAATCACTAAAAATATCTACAATAGATTTATCAATTTCAGGATTCTGTTCTGCTAAGTTCTTTAAAGCACTTTTTTTAGTAGCTTTTGCTTTTGGTGAAACAGGCTTTGGAGAATTATTTTTAAAACTTCTCCATCTTTCATATTCTATTTGAGAAGCCATATGATCTGCGTGATGTAATAATAATGGCAAATTAGTTTTTAATTTAGCTTGTGCTGATCTTGCAATAAAATATGGTTTATTAGCATCATCATATATTCCATCATGTATTCTAATAGCTTGAAATTCATTCCACGACATTTGAATTTGATATTTTTGAAGTAAATATATTGAAAGATCCGGTACCATACTAAAAGGAATATTTTCATTATGTTTATACATCCTTCCCATATTTTTTCTGTGCCAATCTGATGTTTCAACTTGGTATACTTCTCTTCCGCTTCCTGGAAATCCACATTTCCCTAAATCATGATGCATAGCAGCAAACATCATTTCATTATATTCATAACCAGACATATCCGATCCCATACTTTCCCATGAGTTATATAGTTTTTCTACACAATCCATTACTCTAAGAACGTGATCTATATATCCGCCTGCAAATGCATTATGATAATGTGCTACTGACGAAGCAGGCATCATTACAATTCTGTCTTCATATTCATCATATAATTTATTTAATTTGTCTGCTCTTTCTGGAAATAAAGTATTAACTCTATTTCTATACTCGTCCCAGTTGGATTTGATTTTTTCTGCTTCTAACATATTTTTATTTATATTATAATAAATTATTTGGAATATTCCAATATACCTTCTGCCATTTTAAATGTGCACAATGAGCATATAACAGATAATGATGTTGAAGCAACTTCTACTATATTAGTACAATTTTCGCATCTACATTGTAATTTCTTTGTTGTTTTACTTTTTTGAATTATTTTTTTCATTGATTTTTATTTTATGTTATTACTTGACCCGTAGGACCTTGTCTTAATGGGGGAATATCATCTTCATCATTTTCATCATAATGTAATCCATCATTTCCATTTTGACCAATTATATTCATTCTTGCTTCAGTATCCTGTTCAAGAAAATCTTCAGTATCAGATAAAGGAGATGCTATAGCATCCTTAAACATTAAATCTTTTTCGTCATCTATTTCTGCTGCATCTGATGGATGTGGTGGTCTAAATGTGTCTTTATTAACAGTTTCTCCATATATATTTTTCTTAGTTGTTAATGACTTTATATCAAACGCTTTATTTGCAGCAATTAATAATACTATTGCTAATGGATCAAATACAAATATGAATATTAATATAAACCAATTTACTACTTGATTCATTGGTTTTTCTACTAATTCAGAAACATATTTTAAAGGACCAATTTCTGCAGTAACTGTTGAATTTGATTCAATATCTAATATATTTAAATCATATGACGTAATTGAGTCTGTTAATTTTTCAATCTTTATTGAAACCATATTACGATCTTTTTTCATATCATTTAATTGAGCAGTTAAAACTCTTCGTGTAGAAGATGAAGTAGTTGTAATAATTTGATTTGTTTCTTTATCTCGATATTGTATTTTATTATTAGATAACCCTTTAGTTAATTCTGATATAGAATTAGCTAACATAACTTTTTCATTTGTATAACCATTTAACTGATCTTGAAATCTTTGTTTTTTCATTTCAATTACAGCTATTTGTTTATCCATTATAAATAAATCGTTCGCAGTAGTTTGATATGCAGAAGTTAAAAATCCATATATGCCTAATGATGTTATAAACATTAAAATTACAACAGCACTAGTTAAATATGTTTTAAATAATAAATTAAGATACTTCCAATATCGATGTAAATAAGTTGCAGTTATTAGTTTAGCTGCTTCTAATGCACCAGCCATTATAGCAACTGCTATAGCTTGAGCTGAAAATAACTTACTTATTCCAAATACACTATAATATGCAGCACTTACTGCTAATGTTAGTGATGATATTAATACAACATATGGAAATGATCGTTTCATTCACGGTCTATAAAGGCCTTAGCCGAATCTAATTTTCTTAAAGATTCTGATAAATTAATCATTGCTGAATGAATATCAATTTTACCAGTTTCAATTCCTCTTCCTACAGATTTGATAATTTCATACGCATCTGTAAGGTCGTCTGTAATTTTTTCTTTATATTTTAAATTGCTCATAACATGTTCTTTCTTTTTTATTTATATAAATATTGTTAACGTAAATAACAGCACTTATAAGTCTATTATAATAAAAATATTAATAAAATCCGAATATTTAAGTAAATTTTCTTAAAAAGCTTTGTTGCTTAGATATAGCATCTTCTAATTCAATGTTTTTAATTGTTGCTGTGCTTGTTTCATCTGTTTTGCTGTTGTCTCCATTGCCATTCCTAGAATCATTCTTTGACCTGTGTCTAATTTTTGTATTTGATATTGTATTGCTACTAGATCTAGAAATTCGTTTCCTTGCTTCACTATCATTTCGTTTCGTATTCTTTGTACGTCTGGATGATTCATCATTTCTTTGATTTTTTGAGGCTTCGTAGTCGATACTTCCGGCGTAGTAACTACTGAATTCTTTAATTTGAAGGCCGCAAGGATATGAATAATTCCTTGTCTTAACCATATAGCTAACTGTTTCATTGAATTTTTGTATTTTAGTTATTATTCCCCAACCATCATCTCCTAGGAATTCGTATTTAACTTTATCTCCTACTTTAAATTGGGCTTTTTTAAATTTTTCTTGTATATATTTTGGAAGTTTTTGTTTTTTCATTCTTCAATAATTTCAACGTCCAAAATTTCAGTTAAAAACCATAAGTAGTTATCTTTTCTTAAAACTACATCATGATCTATTACATTTTTCCAATATTCTATATTTTCATTTGGATCTTCACGAACTAATCTTTTAATATTAAAACGTTTATTTTGATATTCTACGGTTGGTAAAATATACATTGAGGGGGTAGGTCTCATTATAACTTATTTTATAACTATTTGTTTTGGTGCTCTGTCTTTTGTATATGGAATACTAATTAATAGTAATCCTTTCTCCATGATAGCTTCTGCTTTAGATAAATCTAATTCCTTAGATATTTTCCAAGCAAAATCAAAGTTCCGATTTGCTATTCCTTTATGAATAAAGTCTCGTTGTTCTTCAACGTCTTTTTGATATTTTATTCTTAAAGTTTCGCCTTCCGTTATTATTTCAATGTCTGATTTGTCTTTTCCTACTGCAGCAATTTCAAACTGTATTCCATTATCCGTTTTGTAAATATCAACTGGATAATTAATTTTATTTGTTCTTACTGGTAAATAGGATGATTTTTGATCGAATAAGTTTTTCCAAACTAAATCAAAATCGTTGAATAGAAATGTTTCTTTAAAATTTGTCATTTTAAACCTCCTGTGTTTATTGGTTGCATTTAGCTAACCGTTTGTTTATTTATTACTAAAAATTGAGACCTACCGTATCTCAACTATAACATAAATGATTCTCTGTACCAATTATATTATATATTCTTAAATATCGACCTACTTTATTTTTTTTAAATACTTTTTCAGTTTCTTTATCTCTTTTTAGTATATAACCAGAATCAATACATTTATATTTAATATGTCGAACAGCTTTTAAACTATTTGATTCAATTAAAATATTGTCAGTATCAATCATGACATCTACTCGTTCTTTTCCTTGCAAATGATAACTATCAAATTCTAATTCTTCTTCAGGTT